ATATAAACCGAGGCGGAAAAGAACAGCTCCGCTTAATCAAATATCAATCGAGGAGGTTTAAGTCGGAGGCGCTAATATCCGCTCTTAGAGCGTTTATATGAATTGAAGGAAATGCTCACGGAAGAGGTCAAGAAGATCGCCAACAAAGGCGAGCTGACAGCAGGCTCGCTGGAGACAGTCGACAAACTTCTCAATTCCATCAAGAACACTTGCAAGATCATTATGTATGATGAGTATGCCGAGGATGGCAATTCTTATGCCGATTCCGATATGGATATGAGCGAATACTCATATGCCAGAGGCAGAGGAAGCAATGCTCGCAGAGACAGCATGGGCAGGTATTCCAGAGAGGGCGGATATTCTAATGCCAGAGGCAGAGGTGGCAGATATTCTCGCAGAGGCTATTCATATGCCGATGGTAAAGAGGAGAAGGTCGAGATGCTTCGAGACATGATGGGCGAAGTATCATCCGAGGATGAGAGAAGAGCTCTCCAGAAGATCATCAGAAGGATGGAGCAGGATTGAGATGTTCTCTAAGAATGAGTTTCTTGATGCGATAGATGAGCTGGAAATGAGTCCAGCAACATATCAGAATGCAGAGAAGCTGGCGACATTCTATTCCTTGTATGATCATCTCTATGGCGACAAGTCGAAGATGTCCGCTGTCGAATCGAGTCGAGAAGTAATTATCCAGAATCATGGCGACTCTGAATTCCTGCAGGCGTTAGGGGCTGTTCATTCTGATTTAGAAGAATTGCTCGAAGAATTTGATAGAGGAGGCAGAGAATGAATAGACGAACTGAGGGCGAGATCAAAGCATATGTGGACGGCTATACCAAATGCTACAACGACTTCACAGAATATTTGAAAGGGCGTAAAAGTGTTGCAGACGCAGCACGAAAAATGGATATGTTATTGACAGCAGTAAAAGCTGTATTAGAACAGGAGGTAGAGAATGAATAAATCTGAGGCAAAAGATGTTTTGAAACGTCATCTTCATCATTGGGAACATTTGCTACAAGACGGGACATGTAATGAAAAGGAAGGAAAAGAAACCACCGAGGCTCTTGACCTTGCTGTCAAGGCTCTTGATGACAACCCGACAGGCGAGTTCAAGTGTGTGACCTGCAAATACCGAGGTGGTGAGATTATAAGCAAGATATGTAGAAAGTGTAGTCGCTCTTGGGCAGACTTATATGAGGAGGATAGAGGCAATGAGGGAATATAAGTTGCCTGAAATGCTAAGAAAGACGATAGACGGTAAGAATGTGACCATTAAGGCTATCGTTAAGGACACAGGGCTTACAGGCGCACAGATAAGCAATTACAGTCACGGTAAGAACGTACCGTCAGCACAGGTGCTTTTCACGCTATCTAACTACCTTGGGGTATCCGCTGATTATCTTCTTACAGGTGGCAAGCCGATAGATCATGGCGAATGGATATACAGGGGAGACATGATGCAATGCAACCGCTGTCTCAGAGAGTATAAGATATCGCCATACAACTACTGCCCGTACTGTGGGCGTGATATGAGGAATAAAGCATGAAGATAACAACTACCTACAAGAAAGACCTTTCAGGCGCAATAGTCGTTACTACCCGATATGAGGGCACGGAAGAAGAGTTACATTACATGGAGTTGCAATGCTTACGGAATATCGGTACAGGCAAACTAATAAGTACGGAGGCTATCAATGACAGCAGCGCAAGTAATCAAAAAGTTGATGAAGAAAAAGAAGATAAGTAATGCGGAGTTGGCTAACCGAATGGGCTACAAGTCCAGGGCAAGTGTAGCCGTTAAGTTCTACCGAGATCAGGACTACAAGGTTAAGCCGTTCCTCAGGACTCTTGATGCTATGGGGTATGAGTGCGTTATCAGAGAAAAGGGAAAGTATCGTACCAAATTCAAACTGACGGAGGACGAAGAATGAACATTCCTGAGATACTTAATGCTATCAAGACCTCATTCAAGGCTAACAGAGACATACGGACGTGTTATGACTACATAGCAATGATCCGTGAGGGCACAAAGAACGAAAAATCAGTTAAGACAGCGATTGCTCACGGGCGGTGGCTGTCTGACTATTTGGATAGGCTTGTTCCCCGTCTTTGTGACGTAGAGTTGATGCGAGACTTCTTTAAGGCACACGAAGAGTTGCTTTACACCTTAGCACCGTATGACTTTGACAGTTATTGTCTATACCTTGAGTGGGATCGTGTGCCCGAGCAGAAGTTCTACGCACCGAGACGTAGGCAACTTAAGCCATTGGCAATACAGTTACAGAGACTATACGATGATGAATTAGACTTGCTGTGTATATCTCTCCCCCCAGGTATCGGTAAGTCTACACTTGCTTTCTTCTTCCTGACGTGGTGGGGAGGCAAAGTCCCTGACAAGTCTATGCTGACGGTATCGCATAATGCTGCGTTTATCAAAGGTGCGTATGAACAGATACTCAAGATCGTAGGCAAAGACAGCGAATATCGTTTCCTTAAGGTATTCCCTACAACCCCTGTGGTAAACACAGACGCTAAGAACTATTTAATAGATTTGCAAACCGAAAAGCGTTTTGGCACGTTTTCTTTTTCAACGATTGGTGCGGGTAATGCTGGTCGTGTCCGCGCTCAGTCGCTACTCTACTGTGATGACCTGATTAGCGGTATGGATGTTGCGTTATCCGAGGACAGGCTACAATCACTGTGGGGAACGTATACAGGCGACCTCTTACAGCGTAAGATAGGACGATGCAAGGAATTGCATATCGCTACACGTTGGTCGGTCAGAGACATTATAGGGCGTTTGTATGACCGATATGGGGAAGATGACAGGGCTGAGTTTATCGAGGTAGATTGCTACGATGCTGACGGCAATTCTAACTTTGATTATCCGTACAACCTTGGCTATACCACAGAAGCGTTACAAAGACTTGAACAAGATATGGATGAGGCTACGTTTTCCGCACTATATCGTAATAGACCGATTGAGCGTGAGGGACAACTCTATGCTGAGGTAGAGTTAAGACGGTACTTTGAACTGCCAGAGAATGAACCCGATGCTATCATTGCCATTTGTGATACTAAGGATAAGGGCAAGGACTTTGAGTTTATGCCAGTAGCCTATCAGTACGGGAATGATTATTACCTTGAGGATTGTGTCTGTAATGACGGCAAGCCTGAGACGGTAGAGGCAATGCTTGTAAACCTCTTGATGAAGCACAAAGTACAAATGTGTCAGTTTGAGAGCAATTCAGCAGGAGGACGCATAGCGGAAAAGATACAGGGTGCTGTCAAGGAAAGAGGCGGTAGGACTAAGATTACTACCAAATATACGACCACAAACAAGGAAACTAAGATCATCGTAAACAGCCCTTGGGTCAAAGAGCACGTCTTATTCAAGGATAAATCGGTTGTAGGCAATAACAGAGAGTACAAGCGTATGCTGTCGTTCCTTACGTCCTATACCCTCAAGGGTAAGAACGCTCACGATGACGTTCCTGACGGTATGGCTATGCTTGCTCTATACGCTCAAAGCCTTACGAGTAACAATATCGAAGTGTTCAAACGACCGTTCTAAACACAAAGTTTAATACAACTAAACCTAAAAGCCACAATATATAGGGGTGTACCGCTTGCAAAACCTTATATGTTGTGGTATTTTTAGGCTATATAAGTATATTTACCCTTAAGGGCAGTCGCACGTTACCGTGAAAAACAATAGTTAGAGGGGTCAACTATGAGTAGTAACAGTAACGAGACTACCAATAAACAGGTGGGAATAGTCTATCCCGTTGTTAAGAAGTTAATGTTCGGTAGACGTAAGATTTATTCTTCCGTTGATGAAATCACCCCTGAAAACGTATTGGGCGTACTTGAACAGGCAAAGACTACTCACAGTATTAACCGTGATGAGATTGATTATCTGTACAACTACTACAAGGGAAAACAGCCTGTACTTTCCCGTATTAAGAATATCCGTGAAGATATCGTAAACAGGATCGTAGTCAACAGGGCATTTGAAATAGTCTCTTTCAAGGTTGGCTATCAGTGCGCAGAACCGATGCAGTACACGGCTGTAAGAGCCGAAGAGGGGCTTTCCGAAAAGATAGAGCGACTTAATACCTTTATGGACTATGAAAACAAGGCTAAGAAAGACAAAGACCTTGTAGAATGGCAGATGATATGCGGTACAGCTTTCCGAATGGTAGCACCTGACACGGATCTGTCCGAAGAAGAGGACGAAGCACCTCTTGAGATTATTACTTGTGACCCTATGAATACGTTTGTCATTTACAGCAACAAGGCAGGTGAAGTTCCCCTTGCTTCCGTAAACTATTGGAGTAAGGAAATAATCACAGGTACTAACAAGGATATTCAATATAACAATGTATTCAGAGTATCCACACCGACTCAGATAATCACTATCGAAGAGGGTAAGATCATAGACGTAGCACCTAACGGACTTAAGGCTATTCCGATAGTAGAATATCCTGCTAATAATGCCCGTCTGGGTGCTTTTGAAATCGTACTTGACCTGTTAGACGAACTGTCTAACCTTGAGTCTAACCGTATGGACGGTGTAGAGCAGACGATACAGGCATTCCTTAAGTTCATTAACTGCGATATTGATTTTGAGCAGTTTGAACAGTTTAAGGCTGACGGTGCTATCAAGGTAAAGTCTAATGACGGACAGGCAGCTGACGTTGATTATGTAACAACCGAACTGAGTCAGTCTCAGGTACAGACGCAGGTCGACAATATCTACGACACAATTCTTACCATTTGCGGTATGCCTAACAGGAATGGCGGTAGTTCTACGAGTGATACGGGTACTGCCGTTTATCTTCGTGACGGATACGGAGCTGCGGAGGCAAGGGCAAGAGACTATGAGACGATGTTTGAGGCATCCGAAAGGGAAATCCTTAAGGTTGTCTTGAAGATACTGAGGGATAACAACGTGCTTGACCTCAAGGTAAGTCAGGTCAAGATAACACATCCCCGTAGGAACTACGATAACATTCAGAGTAAGTCACAGGTACTTGTAACGATGCTTGATAACCCTAAGGTAGCACCTAAGTTGGCATTCGAGCATTGTGGTATGTTTACCGACCCTGAGACGGCTTATGAACAGAGTATGAAGTATTACGAGGAAGAACATGCGAAGTACGAGGTACAGGAAGTGCCCGAGAGCGAGGACAAAGCAGTAGAGGAAGAGTAAATGTATCAGCAAGCGGACAAAGAGTTAGCCAAAATTAGAAAGGAACTCAAGGACGAATCGCTGAGGCTGCAGGGCATGAGTTTTGATGAACTGCACAACCGAACGGTAACAGGGGTAACAAAGTCCTTGATGAACCGTTTGAAGAAGAGGAACGAAAAGTCCTTTTGGAAAGTGGCGCAAAAAGCGTATAGGGACGCAATAGCGGTATTAGTCGAAGAGGGTTACGACCCAGACGATGATGACGGATTAGTCGAGGCGTGGCTGTTAGGGCTGTTAGACAGTTACAACTATGTAACAGGGTATCTGTATAACCCCGAAGCGGAGCGCAAGCGTCTCAGGTTATCTGAGGCAATGAGTACGGCTATGACGTACAAGAACAGGAAACTGTATAGAGAGCAGACTACAAGGTTTATCAGCCTGTGGTGGACACAGACAAAACAATACATGATAGACGTTGTAGACAGCGCAGAGACAAAGGCGTGGCTTGACAATGGCGTTCAATACGCAAAGTGGGTAACGGCAAAGGACGAAAAGGTATGTAAAGAGTGTGGTCCCCGTGACGAAAAGGTGTATCCGCTTAAATCATTCCCACCTAAGCCACATTATAATTGTAGGTGTCGAAAGATACCGATGCCAAAAGGGTGGGAACCCGATAAGGATACTAACAGCGAAAGCTGATAAGTATAAGACAGGGAAGTCTATAATCGCATAATCTAAACAGACAGGGAAGTCTATAATCGCAAGGAGGTAGCAATGGACTACAAGAAGATGCTCGGTGAAGCGTACAGGGATGACATGACGGCTGAGGAGATCGTCAAGGCACTTGAGGCTGTTGATGATCCGCAGGACAATTCAGCGGAGATTGCGAAGTTGAAGAAGTCCGTGTCCGATGCCAACAGCGAGGCGGCAAAGTACAAAAAGGAACTTAAGGACAAAATGTCCGAAGAGGAAAAGAAACAGGCGGCTGACGCTGAAAGGGAGGCGCATTATGCTGAGCTTGAGCGAAAGATCAATGTTTCCGAACACAAGGCAAAGTTCCTTGAAGTAGGCTTCGATGCTGACACCGCACAGGAAACCGCAGAGGCTCTTTGTGACGGAAAGTTGGACGTGCTGTTCAGTAACCTTGATACGTTTAAGGCGACACTTGAAAAGAAGTTCAAGGCTGACTTAGTAAACAAAACACCCGTCAAGCCTGACGGGGGAAACCCGACAACAACGGTGACTAAGGAACAGTTCGCTAAAATGGGTTATACCGAGAGAGTAAAACTGCAATCCGAACACCCTGAGTTGTACAACGAATTAACAAAGTAAAGGAGATTTACAATCATGGCACTTGATCCTAATGCAACAATGCTGTCCAACCTGATTAACCCTTGGGTACTGGCAGACATGGTAGATGCAAAGTTGGTAGACTATATGAAGTTTGCCCCTCTTGCAGACATCGACACAACACTCGTAGGCAGACCTGGAGACACCGTAAAAATACCTGTCTACTCTTACATCGGAGACGCAATCACAACCGCTGAGGGCGTTGACATTACAATCAATCAGTTGGCACAGACAATGGCAACCGTTACGATTGCTAAGATTGCTAACGGTGTTCAGATTACTGACGAGGCTGTCCTGAGTGGTTACGGAAACCCTATGGACGAGGCTGCAAAGCAGTTAGCCCTGTCTATCGCAAGCGGACTTGATAATGAGGTTCTTGGTATCCTTGCAGCTATCAAGTCCCCTATGGTACACCCCGCAGGTACACCTGGTACTCTTGCTTTCGACGACATTGCCGACGCTCTTGAGCTGTTCGGTGAGGACATTGACGGACCTAAGGTTCTTCTTGTTTCCCCTAAGCAGTACACACTTCTGAGAAAGTCCCCGTCATGGCTTCCTGCGTCTGACATTTCCGCTGACGTTGCCCTTAAGGGTGTTGTCGGTGAGGTACAGGGCTGTCAGGTAGTTATTTCCAACAAGCTGACAGAGGTTTCCGCTAAGGAGAATGCCTTTATCGTTAAGCCTGGTGCTCTTCGTATCTACACTAAGAGAGATACACTTATCGAGGCTGACCGTGATATCGTCAACAAGAGCACAGTTATAACTGCGGACAAGCACTTCGCCCCGACACTCTACGATAGCAGCAAGGCAATCAGAATTAAGGTTATGTGGGCAATGGATATGCCCTAACTAAGTAAGGAGATTGCTTATGGGTATGCTTTTGCGTAGACACAATCTTCCTAAGCCTAAGCCTATTATGGCAGAGCCTAAGCAGGAAGAGACAAAGCCTGTCGAGACACAGGTAAAGAAAGCAACAAAGAAGAAGTAAGAGAGGTCGGACAACATGAACGATACTGAAAAGATTACATTTGTAAGAACGATAGGGGCGTTCCCCTCTTCCTATACGGATGACATGTTGTCCGCTTATCTTACTATTGCTAAGACAGAGATAATGAACAGGGCTTACCCTTATGGCTACACAGACGAAACAGAGTTCCCGACTAAGTATGAAATGAAGCAATGCAAACTCGCTGCCTACATGCTTAACAAAATGGGAGCGGAGGGGCAGTTGTCCCACAGTGAGAACGGTATTAGCCGTACTTATGGCGGTTCTGATATCCCCGCAGATATGCTTATGGATATCGTACCGTTCTGTTCAGCCATAAGACCTATTGAGGTACAGGAGGATACAGGAAGTGCGAACCCTTAAGCGTAATCAGCAACCTGTATACTTCGCACTGTTCACAGGCAAGACACAGACAGTAGATCAGTACGGAGACCCCACAGGTGAACCCGTTGTCGCATATTCGACCCCAGAGTTGTTAATGTGCAACGTGTCACCTTCAAGGGGCACAGCCGATGCCGAACTGTTTGGTATCAACCTTGATTACAGTAAGACACTTTGCGTAGAGGACGTTAATTGTCCGATACAGGAAGATAGTATACTGTGGATAGAGAGAACGCCTGAGAACAACACGCCTCATAACTACATTGTCAAAGCCGTAGCAAAATCACTTAACAACATTGTGTATGCCGTACAAGAGGTCAAAGTATCATGATTACTAAGGTTATCGAGATCAATATAGACGACAATGTGAGTATTCTTCGCGCAGCCGCATATATAGATAGCCTTAAGAACAAGATCGAGCACATGGACGAATATGTTAAGCGTTTAGCGGACATAGGCGTAAGTGTCGCTCAGGAAGCGTTCACAGGTGCAATGACTAACAGGGACTTCACTCAAGGAGTTGAGGTCGAGGCGGTACCTACCGAGAATGGCTATACCATAATCGCAAGTGGTTATGAGGTGGCATTCATGGAATTTGGTACAGGTGTGTTTTACAATGGTAGTGGGTCCTACCCAGGGGAAAGACCTGCAGGAATTGTCGGTATCGGAGAATACGGCAAAGGCTTAGGTAAAAACCCTGAGTGGTGGACAGGCGACCACATGACACACGGACACTACCGAAGTGCAGGTATGTACAGCGCACAAAAGGCAATGGTGGAACAGGCTATCAACATAATCAAGGAGATATTCAATGATTGATATATCTAATGTGGTTCTAAGAAAGATCAAGGATGCTGTGACAGCGGTTTATCAGACGGCTGACATTCTTTCCTATGATCCTGACAGCATTACTTCTTATCCGTGTGTATCAGTTGTCGAGAGAGATAACTATACATACGAAAGAAGCCTTGACGGTGTAGGTGCTGAGTATCACGCTAACGTTGTCTTTGAAATCAATGTGTACACTAATGCGACAGACGGCAAGAGGACACAGGCTAAAGAGATCATCAAGTTGATTGATGATGTAATGCTGAGTAACAAGTTTACGAGGGAAATGCTTAATCCTCTTCCTAACATCGACAGGAGCGTATACAGGATGTATGCGAGGTACAAAGCCATAGTCGGTGCTGACGAGACTGACGGTGACGGTAACACGATAAACAGAATATACAGGAGGTAAAAGCAATGAAGTGCCCTTATTGTGGCAAGGATACTAAGGAAAACAGGTGTCCTAAGTGCAAGGCAGAGATCCCTGTCAAAGCACCAAAGAACACCCCAAAAGATGAAAAGCCAAAGGAGGAATAAACAATGGCACATGAACTTTCTACAATCGGTTGTGGCTTGAAGTGGGCAGTCGAGACGACAGCAGGTACACGT